CTGGCTCCTCCGCCACCTTTACCGCTATCACTGCCGGCGCCGATGAGGTAGCGCTGTCTCATAGCGCAATATCCTCCGTCGCGATCCCGGCCGAAATCACCGCCGAGCCGACCCGCATCCGCCCATAGCCCACCGGCACCGGATGCCCCTGCGCGATCGTATTGACCGCCCCATTGAAGATGAACGAGGGCTTATTCTCAGGCCGCTCACTGATCCCCTGATCGCCCGGCGTTCCCGCCAGGAGCTGCGAAATGCCACCCAGCGCGAGGCTCGCGCCGATGAACCCCATACTGACCACCGCCGACCCCGCCAACGTGAGCCCGCCGCCGGCCGTCGTCATCGCATAGGGGAGCAATTCATACTGATAGGTGACGATCGCGGCCGCCACCAGCACCACGCCGACGATGATGCCGATCGTAGGATCTTTCGCCGCGCCCGCGATCACCGGCACGATCTTGATCGCCTGCCGTCCGGAGGGATACTGCAGCGCATCCAGCTTCACCAACGGGTCCGGCCCGACGCAGACCTGATAGCCGGGCGTACTGTGCGTCAACAGATGCGCACGAAACTCCGGCTTATTGGCCATGATCGCGCGCAGCGCCTCGGCCGGCGTCTGCACATCGAGCTGCCACCGATGGCCGAACTTCCTGCCCAAGTGACCATAGAGATAGACCGTCTTCATGCCAGATCCTTGTGCCGTAGATAGAGCACGGCGTTCTTCTGCCAGTAGCCGCCGAAGACATCGCGCCCGCTCAACCGGTTCATCGGGTGATGGAGGATCATCCCGTCGCCCAGATAGATGGCCGCATGGTTCGCGACATTGGCCCCGAGCTGGATCAGGATGGCGTCGTGAGGGCAGAGCTGACTGCGATCGATCACCTGAAAGCCCGCCGCCGAGAAATTGTCCCGATAGAGATTCTGCCCGGCCTTCCACCAGTCGTCCTGCCGGTCGAAGTCCGGCAGATCAATCTTCACTTCCCGCTGGTAATAGTCTTTGACGAGGGCATAGCAATCGAGCACGCCGTGAGAAAACACCCGCCCGATCAGCGGCGCGACATAGCCGGACGGCGTGAATTCGTGCAGGGCCCCCGTCGGCCAGCTCAGAATGATCCATGGCAGCCCGGACGCCTCACACCCGACCAGATCGGCCTGCGACGGCGTCGCCGGCAGATGCGGATGGCTGTGCACCACGGCCAGCACGTCGCCGGACTCCTCCGCTGCGGCATAGTCTTCAGGAGCCAGGCGAAATTGCCCCGCGCCGGCCGCCAGATTCCGGCAAGGCCAGTACACTTCTTTCCCCTTTCGAACGAGCAGCAGGCCGCAGCATTCACGCGGCATCTCCTGCGCCGCATGGGCCTTGATGCGCTCCAGCGTGGCCTCTGTCATCGTTGCACCACTCCGGCCCCGACAAATCCCCCATAGGGCAGAATCGCATTCGCCCCGAACCGCATCTTGCAACTCTGCACGCGCTTGCCGCAGGCATCATCTGCCAGGACGGCGGTCGGTACATCGTTGATCGTCGCCACCGCGCCGCCCGCATAGCTGCACTCCGCGCTGCGATATACCCACGTGCAGACATGCTGCACGATCTGCCGCCGTGGCAGCCGCACGCCGGTGATGTCCAGGCTGGAGGCCAGCTCGAACTCGATCGAGAGCTTCGTGTGCGAGGTCTTGCGATTGATCACATAGAGATCGTCAGGAAAGGCGGCCGTCGGATCCGCCGTGGGGTTGATCCCGCCGGGGAAATTGACCGCATCGAGATATTTCGCCAGCGTGCGCTTGCGCGTCACCGTCGTGCCGATGAGGTCGTCATAGGCATCGGCCAGCGCGCCGATCACGCCGTCCACGTTCTGCATCTTGAGGCTCGGCCTCGGTAGCTTCCCCTTGCCGGTAAATTCAAACCCCGTCGCCTCGATCGGCATCGGCGCATAGGTGTTCCCGTTCCAGACGATGGACGCCCGCAACTGGTTCGTGCCCGCATGAAAGCGATACAGTGTGCCGCCCAAGGCCGTCGCATCCACCTCGAAGAGTTCGATGATGGCATCGCCCGCGAGTGCCTGGATATCCGCATGGATACTCATGACGGATCGGCGACCTCCTCAAACGTGGCCGTGATGGTGTCCGTCGTCGGCGTGGCCACCGTGCGCGTCCAAGAGCGGCAGAGAAAGTTCGACGACGAGCCAGCCCTCGGCGGTGTCCACACAAAGGGCGTCACATGCGTCGCGTTCGTCACAAAGAACGCTTCGATCGTATCGGCGTCCGCCACCAGCACATTCGCGAAGGTGAGCTGCCAGACCTGGAGATCCGCATTCAGTCCGTCGGCGGCCCGCTGCTCATAGCCGTCGCCGAAGCGCGTGGCCAGCGTACGCGGCTTGCGCTGAGACGAGGCGGAGAAGGAGGGCGCGATGGTGAACGTCGCCATTAGGCCATGCCTCCCGCCAGCAACCCGCCCGGGCGCTGCTCTTCAATCAGTTTCGCTTCCACCAACCGGCTCAGATCGCGCGCCAGCTTCGAGAAATTCGCCCCGTCGCCCGCGCCGCTTTGCTGCATGCCGCTGCCGGCATTGACCGTGATGGCGATGTTGATCCCGTTTCCGTTGCCTTGCTGCCCCGGTGTGCGGACTTCGACCGTCTCGCCGGGCGTGGCCCAGAACCCGACCGGCGTCCGATCCGTGCCGCCCGTCCCAGGCACGACGAACCGCCCGCCCGTGGCAAATCCGGTGCCGCTCGCTGCCAATGATGTCGTGAGCGCCGATTCCCCGCCGCCGAAGCCAAATCCCATCCCGGAGAAGGCCCCGACGAACGATTTCACCATGAGCTGTGCGCCCATCTGGGCCACGAGCTGATTGATGATCGTCAGGATGCTCTTGCCGATGTCCCGCAGCCGCTGCAGCCGCCCCTCGGCCGCGTCGAAGAGGAACTTCTGCACCCCCTGCTCGGCCGTCTGGAAGAACCGCCGCGACATATCGGACGCCATGCCGAACATGGATTGATCGGTCGCATATTTGCGCAGCCCTTGCGCCCACCCGGCGAAGAAGTCGTCACTCGCCTGCTTGCTGGCGGCATCGACCCGTGTGAGGGTCTGGATCATCACCGTCTCTTTTTCCTGCTCCGTCAGCCTGGTGCGGGACAGAATCATGCGGGCCAGCTCGTCGTCCTTATTCTGCCAGGCGATCAGGAGATTCCCGGCGCTGCTCATTTCCAAATCCAGCCGCTGTGCGAGATTCGCCCGCACCAGCTCCATCTGATGGGTATAGACGAACTCCTGCGAGGCCCCGACCTGCTGGCCGTAATCCAGCCAGGCCTGCGCGTTCATCGCGAGGTCCGCCAGTTCGTTCTTCGCCATCTGCTGGCGATCCAGATCATATTTGACGAGCCCGCGCCCCAGCGCTTCCTGCTTATGCCCGGAAATATCATCGATGCGCTGCTGCGTCGCCCACGTCTCCTCCATCGCCTGCCGGGCCTCAGCATTGCGCCGCGATTCGGCGTCAAACTCAATATCATTGGCCCGGTTCTGTGCAAGGAAGATCTCCAGCTTCGCCCTGCCGAGCACTTCCTGCTCCTTCTCAAGCTGTTGCCGGACCCTGTATTGCCCGATAAATTGCTCCGTGAGCCGTTTCCCGATCTCCTCTTGCTCTTTCGCTTGCGCCGGAGTCTGAAAATATGGAGGAGCCACCGCATTCTCAACACCAGGCGGAGCGGGCAAGATCCGAAGATTGCGGCCGCCCTCGTTCGGTTTGACCACGCCGATGCCCGAGTCCGTTTTCCCGAGCCCGGACAACGCGCCGGCGGCGGCATGCGCATCCTCAATGATCGTGCGGAGCGCGTGCGTGACCGCGTCAAACTTTGGAATGAGGGCGGTCCCGATGTCATTCGTGACGCCGCGAATCGCGCTCCCCAGCTTCGTCATTTCATCGTTGAAATGCTCCGCCGCCTTGGCGTCCTTTTCGCTCATCACCAGGCCGAGCTGATCCGCCTCGGCAAATGCCTCCCGCATGCTCGAATTAAGCAGCGGGAGCACATCCTTCCCCGTCTTGCCCAGGGACAGCATGGACAGCGCCGTCTTTTCAGGGCCGTCCGGCATGAGCCGGAACTTATCGTTCAGCTCCAGCAGGACCTGCGTCGTGCCCTTGAGCTGCCCGCTTGCTGTCACCACCGAAATACCCAGACGCTCGAAGGTCCGCTGCGCCTCCGCATTACCGGTCGAGGCTGACAGCATTTCCTTCGACAAGAACCCAACCGTTTTCGTGAGCCCCTGGAGATCGGTATCAGACAGCTTCGCCGCATATTGCAGCCGGGCCGTATCCTCGACGGTCGTGCCCATGCGCTGGCTGGCCTTGACGAGCTCGTCGCCATAGTTCGCGGTGCTCTTCGCCACGGCGAACAGCGCCGTGCCGGCGGCCGTCAGTTGTGTCTTCCAGTCCTTGATGAAGCTGTTGAATTGCCCCAGCGCGCCCTGGCTATTTTTCAATTCTTGGGTGAATTGATCACTGACCAATTTGAGGACTAATGCTAGCTCTCTATTTTCAGCCATGATTAACCTGCAACACTGGTTTCATGTCTACTCGCGCGCTCTTCCTGCGATTGCATGACGGACAGGCCAAGGCGAGATTGCTCGGCCAGTTTGAACCTCCTCTCGACAGAGGAATTATATGGTCCACCTGAAAATTTACTCCCAGATTCCCGAGGCAGTAGGCACACCGATTTGATTGCAGGTTCAGAAGGTTCTCAATATCTGATGGCACCCAGCGGCCTTCGGCAGCTCGTTCTCGCGCCCGTCTTCGTTGCCATGCAGCACGATAACGGAGTCTATTTTCTTTCCTATACTCACGACGATGTTCGATGTTTTTCTTGGCCCACTCGCGCCCTTTCACTCGATGCAATTCAAGATCGCGGCGCCGACGGTCAAGAGCTTTTATCCGCTGCTCTTCCTTATGCTTCTCATACCAAGCCTTAAACGCAGCGGATCGCCTTGCAGCATTGCGCTTGCTATAGTCCTTTGCATACTGCTGGAGATGCTCTTTCTGGCGTGCTCGCCACTCCTTCATATAGGCCTGTCGGGACAGCCTCTTCCGCGCACGGTTCTCTTGATGCCACTTCGCGGCATATGACTTCATGCACGACTTACACCGACTAGTGAGCCCGCTCTTTTTCCTACCTCGATGAAATGCAGAACGTGGAAGCTCAAGACGACAAGCCACGCAACGCACAAATTCACGATTATCCGCCATGGCGTGACGCTCCGCAGTCGATTAGTCGGGTTTCTTCTCGCCTTCAGCCTTCGCAATCCGCTCCATCAGGAGCTTGACCTGCTGCTCCAGCGCCGTGCGCCGCGTGCGCTCCTGCTCGATCATCACGGCCAACTCCGCAATCTTCCGCTCCTCACCGTCCCGCTGCTTCTTGAGCATGGACAAATGGACCTCTTCGACCGGGCACGCCGTCTTGTCATCCGCCTGCGCCAGCGATCCCGCGATCAACACGATCACCAGCGCGCATACAAAGACTTTCGCGGCTAACATGGAATCTCCCTTCGCATCCTGGTCGCCCAGGTCGTTTTAGTTTGCGCCGCCACCCGGCAGAACCCCGCCCAGCGTTGCGTTTGCTCCGCAATAAAGGCCGTGAGGTCATCGCGCAGGATGTCGAGGTCTGACCGACGCAGATTGATCGTAGGATTGAAGACAGGGGAGGACGTGCCCGCTCCTAATTCATACCCTGCTACGCCGAGATAGGTGGTCCGTGAGGCCCCAACCAGCACCCCGGTTGTGGCATTGGCAATCGTGCCATCGTTCGCCCCTTGCAAGTTGTTCGCATTGACCGTCGTAACACTATAGTCAATGACGCTGTAGCAATCCAATCGTTGGGGGCATGACCCGCCAGAGCCACCTGCATTCACAATCACGTTACTCTCAAGCGCGATCGGTCCATCTTGCGTGACAAGGTTTTCGATGCTGATTTGACCCCCGACCGCCGTATTGCGGTAGATCTGAATCCCGCCGATCTTGCTCGTGCGGGCATAGCCAATCACAAATGATCCTGTGCCCGATGCTGTCCCGGTCGCAAATGAGAGATTGTGATAGATCTCGCCCGTCGTGCGAACACGAGTCGCCTGCAATTCATCGGTGATCCAATAGGTCGGAGAGGTGCCGGCTGAGGTAATGTCAATCGCCGCGCCGCCATTGGTCAGTGACAACTGGAAGGTATCAGTGGTCGCCCCCACTACATAATAGTCCGTGTCCCAAATCTCCAACCCGCCCGGTGCGGCGGTCCCGCCAATCCACTCAATAGACACATGGTTCCCGTTGCTCATGCCGTGCGCCGTGAGCGTAAAGGTATCCGTTCCGGCGTTGACAGTAGGCGTCCCAGACCCTTTCCTGTGCGTGGCCCCGCCAATGTATGGCGTCGAGTGTAAGTTGCCGCCCCAGCACGTTACCCCATCGGACTCACAGATATTCCCGCGAATGGTGATACTGTAATTCTCCGTTTTGGTGTTGAGTATTTCCGCATTCAGCGCGGATGTCTTTGCGCGGTTATGCTCCATCAACAGATAGTACGTACTATAGAGCTTTATCGCATCGGCGTTGTCTGTGGGCAGCACAGATCCCCCGCAACAGTCAGGATCTGCCGCGCCCCCATCGCCATGCACATATTCAAAGATATTGTTTTGGATCGTGTCGAAATATGACGGGCCAATGCCACTATTCACATATTGGGATTGCAGAAACACAAACGAGCAATTCCCATCGTCGTAGCCGTCTTGGAGGTTATAAAACCAGTTCTTCCGAATGACGACGCCATAGGGGGAGGTATCGGTGCGGGCAATGCGAAATCCCAAACACTGGATGTTGGTGAATTTAATGCCGTCAAGCCACAGGTTTTTTGTGGACCCGTCAACATCGAACATCTGGACTTGGTTGGAGCCCGTGGCCCCAAAATCGACGACCGGCTGGGCATCGCCAGGATAGGCCAACCAAATCACCGGCCTCAGACTTTCCCGCAACGCCACCTTTTTCCGGTAGCCAGAATCTAGCCCCGTATTCTCCGTGTCATTCATGCCAAGCGTCGTATAATTCCCCGCTCGGAGGTAGAGCACCGTTCCCGCTCCGCAACTCGTCCAGGCTTTCCCTAACGTCTGCCACGGAGAGGCCAGCGTGCCGCTGCCAGTCGAATCGTTCCCGCTGGTGGCGTCGATAAAACACGCCCCCGTTGTCCCGACCGTAATGCTCCAGGTGCCCGTCACCTGAGTCCCGAGCGCATCGGTAATCGTCACGGTGATCGGACTTGTCGTGCCCGCCGTGGGAGACGGCCAGGTAATCGTGCCCGCCGTGCATCCAGTCGGCCCAATGTCGGTACAGGGTCCAGCGGAAATCGTCATGCCGGAGGGAGCGCCGCTCAAACTGTAGGTGTACGGCCACTTCCCGCCCACGGCATCGGCGTGGATCTCATAGGGGATGCCGGTATAGGCGCGATAGATCCGGTTCGCGGAGTCCAGTCCAGACGCGGCGCTGGCACTCGTTGCCACAGGGCGCGCAATGCGGAGTGTTTGATAGGTGACAGCCAGCGCATCAGAGGCCGCCCATGCCATGAGCACCGCACAGAGTAGGATACCGATTCGTGTTCGTGTCATCTCCCCACCCCAAGTAGTCCAAGTTTTGGTGACGCCGCAGCCCCGCCTTCGGTCGTCAGCGCAATCGCAAACGCTTGCTTGTCGGTGATCGCTGCACCGCCCCAGGTCGAATCCATACTCCCGGTGGCGCTCGCACTCGCCAACGTCACACTGCCAATTTCCCGTTCAAACCGACCGGCCGCGCTGAAGATGTCATCTACATTGGAGGTCACGCCGGTCGGATTGCTCGGAGTACTGAGGGTATTCGACGCGGTACTGTGCACGCCATAAAACAAGAACAGGACCGAGCTAGAATCCGCAGGGGTCAAGGTCGCCGCTCTGACCGTCGTATCGCTCGTCGTATACTGCGTCTGCACCACGGTAATGCCGGTTGAGCAGTTCCCTGATCCGCTATAGGCATACGCCACCATCGTGATCCCGGTACGATCTGCACCGGCCCACCCAACTGTGTAACTGGCGGGCTCACTGGACGCAATTCGGCAATAGATCCAATAGGTCGAAGCTGACGTAACGGACTGCTTGGCGACTTGCGTCCAGCCAGTCAACCCGCTATTCGGGTCCGTCGTAGACGACGTGCGCTTAATCATCATCCACAACACATTGCCGTCTGCCGTGCTTGTTGGGACATTGATGACTTGTGACGCTGTAGACGTACTATCGCCGTCAGCGCGGTTGACAAAAGTCAATGCCCACGCCTGGCATGGCAAGAGGAGCGCAATACACAGAATCAGCACACGCAACATAGAGACTCCTTACAGATACGCCGAGAGATAGGTGGCTTCAATGTCCGCCTTGAGCGCGGCCAGGTCCGTCGCCGCTTGCCCCGCCAACCCTAACCCTGCCAACGCCTGATACCGTGACACTTTCGCTTGCCACACCTGTTGCGCAGTAGGTGCAGGATCGGCAATCGCACCGAGATTCACCGACTGCCCTACCGTCAAATTGTCGGCAATCGTTTTCACATCTGCGAGTGACTTAGCGGTCGCAATCGCCCAACGGCGAATCGAGGTCGCAGTGTCAGAGGGGCCGACCATATAATTCGCACGTTTTGTCACTTCTCCTGCGCCAGTAAACTCGACCGTAATCTGAGTACGCCCATCAGGTAGTGCGGGGTCTTTCACAACCAGGGTTGCCGTGGTATAGGCCATGCTGAGTCTCCTTTATAACGCCGTCTTAAAGCCGATTGCCGTGACCGTCACTGTCGTGGCCGAGGCTGATGGGTCCATCGCCATAATGGTGTTCGCCGTCGTGCACAGTGGCGTCTGTAGCGGAACAACTGCCCCGCCCATATTGGCGGCAGCGGGAATCGTGGCAATGACGCTGCCGGCGGTGCCGTCACGAATATCCACGGTCACGTTCGTCGCACTAGAATTACTCACGATGAGCGTCGTCGCGCAGAATCGAATCCCCGCTCCTTGCGCCGCGACTAATGATGTGCTGGACCCGTCCGTGACGCCGACCACGGCACTGACGCGATCCTCAAGGTTGGAATGCGGTCGCGTAATCAGCACGCCGTCAATCCCCGCATATAGATTCGTCCGGTCGCCGTCCGCCACTGCGGTCGCGCCTGAGATTGACGTCTCTGCTTTTGCGCCCATCTTAATCGGGTTGCCCGCATCGGCGGCATCGTGCGCCACCGTGTTTTGCCCGCGCACGCGTGTCCAGTTCGTGCCATCATGCTCATAGGGAATGACCAGCGAGAGGCTGGGCACCTGTGCCCCCGCGACCGTCCCGTCGTCGGTATCCGTCAAGCCACCTTGGCACCGATCCCAGGTCGAGCCGTCGTAGCACATCAAGAAGGCGGCCACGCCGGGGACGGTCGGGTTCGCGGTATTGTCGGCCAAAGCTGCCGCTGCAGGCAGTTCCGTGTTCGCACTCGTGGTCAATTCATTCGAGGCGTTGACGTTGGCCCCGCGCTCGTTGCCCGCCGCATCGCGGATCTGCCCGTATACTTCCCGCCTGGTCGAACAGCGGATCGGCCGCACGTTGTTTTCCGTGGTCGTGCCAGGCGTCGTATCGTCGAACTGACAGCCGATCAGCGCCGCCTTATTGATCGCGGCATCCGAGGCATGCACAATGTCATCGATGAGCTGCAGCGCCGTGAGGGCCGCGCCACTTTCCTGTACGGCAAACGTTCCTGCGTTGGTGACATCTCCGCCGCCACCACCGCCTCCCCCGCCGCCACCCCCGCCGCCAAGCGCCGCCGTTGAGGCACGGGCGACGACGACGATCGTGCCGCCGTTGGCTGAAATAGGTGCGCGCACCTTGAGCAACCCCGCGACATTACATTGCAAAATTGCGCTGGCCGTGACACTACTGACACTGCCACCGGTCGCAATCGATGAACACTGCAGCGCGATATAGTTCGTGCCGTCGGCGGTGCCTTTCGGCGTGACGGTACCCGTATCAGAAACTGTGATCTGCAAAGCGAGGGAGTTATAGGCCTCGACATCGATGTCAGACCCATTCCCCGTCGAGGTTGTGCTTTGCAGCGTCGTCAGCGGCGTGATTTTCTCTTGCGCGTGCGCGACGGAGGCGCAGAGGAGACCGAGCGCCAGAATCAGACTCGCCAGATGCCATCGTCCCTTCATCGTTGCCCCTCCTTCTCCTGATTATTTCCCCGGTCCCGGACAGCGCCGGCATCCTGAGACCCAGAGCGCATCCGGCCCGTAAAACGCCCGGCACAACGGCACCAATTTCTGATGACAGGCCTCTCCGATGGCCTGCTCCTCCATGACGCGCCCCTTGCCCGCTCTCAACCAGGGCAGCTCGACCCCACAGAATCCAAGGATGGCCCGCTCGGCGGAGCGGTGCTCGATCCGTCGCTGCAAATATCGCTCACAATCGTCCGGTCCCCACTCGGTGAGGATGGTGCGGAGCTTGGTGACGTCTCCATCGCTGAGGAGGACGAGACATTCCGCGACCCATTCGCGATAGCCAAGGCGAGGGCCTTCCGTCGCAGCGCCCGGATCTGCTCCCCGGACAGCATCCCGACGAGACTCTCGTAGGGATGGATGAAAAAAAAATCCCGGCCCGCCGCGAGAATGTCGTCCACCGGATTGCCCGCCAGGGCGCGCGCCAGCGTGGCGATCGCCGCCCAGTCCTGCGCGGACTTATCCCGGCGTGTCTGCCCGACTTCGATCAAGGCAATGGCCAGCAAGAGGTGCCCCCGCTGGCGCAGCAATTCATGTAGCCGCAGCTCGTCGATCTCGCCCAGATCGACATCGAAGAGCACATGCTCCCCCATCCACTGGGCCTGTTGGAACGACAGGCGCTCCATGCGGTACTGCACGCCGTCGAATTCGTAGATTTTTGCGGTCGTCGTCTGCTCCACGGTCGTTCCCTTTTGCCTCTTACGTGAACGCCAGCACGAGCTCATCGTTGCCGCTGCTGCGGTTGAACCGGCCATCGACGGTGAAGATGCCGAGCCCGTCACGGCCGCCCGGTGTCACTTTGGTGTATTGCGCTTTCGGCGCGGTGATGGTGCAGATGTTCCCGGCGGTCGCCCCGACGGCCACGGAGAGCGCCCCTTCTGTATTCGCCAGCATCTTGCCGTAGTAATCGTGCGTTGCCACCAACTCCTTCTCCGGGTCAAAGGAGAAGGTCGGTTTCCTGTTCGTAATCAGATATGAGAGCAGCCCGGACGAGAGCGTGATGTCCTGACGAGGAGCCAGGCTGTTGCCCAAATCGATATTGAAGCTCGAGACCTTGTGCGCATAGGTGTGCATGGTGAACGAGGTCGAGAGGAACGCGGGCGGGAGCGTGGTTTCGAGCCCGCTGGGCGTGAGGCCCGCCGCATCCGCCGTCGCCACATAGGCCCCCTGGAAGGTGAATTCCAGATAGACCTGCTGGCCGGACTTCGCATTGATCTTGAAGGTGCCCCGCGCTCCGACCATCCGCTCGCGGATCTGATTGCCGCTGGCTGGGACGCTATATACATCGATGGTCAGCGAGTCGATCCCGACAGAAAGCGGGTTATAGGTGACACTGGTGACCGCCACGACCGTTTCGCTGAACCCGCAGGCCTTCAAGAGCTTCCCGATCGCCGGGGCCGTGCCCGCCGTGCCGGAGCCTTTCAGCTCGACCTTGAATGAGATGCGCGCCTTGCGCATGCCCGCGATGGAGGCATAGGGCGAGAGGGTGGATGAGATCGGATTGCGGTCGGTCTGGTCGATGTCCGGCTCGAACTTCACGTCCTCGACGAGCAGATTGCAGTCGGCCGCGAGCGGCGCGTTCGCCGTCCCTTCGGCGCTTTCCACCTTGGAGCCGAGGATCATCCGGCGTTCTAAAAACTCAGCCATGGCTTAGTTCTCCTTTTCCTCTTCCGGCGGATTCGCCGGGATCTCGATCTGATTGGCGCTGCCGCCGCGCACGAGCGCCGCCTCTTCCTCGGCCGTCAGGCCCTGCGGGATCTCGCCCGGCCCGGCGAGCACGTTGCCCTTTGTATCCTTCAACCAACTACTCTTCGACATGCTGACCGCCATGGGCTCCCCCTACGTTGTGCTGGTCGGATCGGTCCGCCTGTGGCGGTACTTGATGGCATAAATCATGGTCGACTCCAGCTCCGGCTGCCCCTCATAGGCAATGATCGGGCTGACGCTCACTTCGTTCGTATCCAGGGCATGGCCGCCACGCTGATAATCCACCTGCATGACCTTCTGGATGTCGGACAGAATGACGTTCATCGCTTCCGAAGCGGACTTCGTATCCGTCGCCAGGTCTTGCCGATGATGCACCTCCAGCGCGACATTCAGCGTGCGCGTCACCAGGCTATTGGCCCCTGATTGCGGCCCCTCCTGATCCACGTCATCATCACCTTCGAGGATGATGACCGTCGGCATGCTGGCGATCTCTTGCCCCTGCTGCTGAAACCGTTGCACCGAGGCCAGCGTCGTCGCGTAGCCGTTGGCGACCGTCACGCCCTCAAGCGTGGTCTTGATGTTCTTCAGGATCGACTCGCGGACGGAATCAGCCATTCGTGAGCCTCTCCACCGCCGACGTGATGGCCTTCATGCGGCGATCCATGGCGGCACGCATCGCCCGGTCCATCCCGTCGAGCGTATCCTCCGCCGCCTTCGGCAGTTCCGAGCGCCAAACCGATTCGAACGGGATGCGCGCCGGGATCGTCACGGATTTCACCCGCGCAAAGACTTTGCCCTGTCCGGCCTTGCCGGTCTTCCTGCTGAGATACAGCAACCCTGATCCGTGGGCCGTGATGGTCGCTCCCTCGATGTGCGTGCGGATGATCCGCGAGGCCTTCGTGACAGATTTCAACCCCGTCAGATCGATCCCCGTCGTAAATCCCCGTAGATTCCGGTCGCTGATGCGCGCCCAATTCCCGCCCTTAATGCCCGGTGCGCCTTTCAGATATTCCGTTTTGGTGCGCCGGGCCACGCGCCGGGAGAAGCGAAACAGCGCCGTTTTGACGTAGCGAAAGGTCTCTTTCGGGGCCTCGTTGAAGGCCTGCGCCAATTCCTCGACGTTGATCAATTCTGCGGTCAGATTCTCAGTCGGCATCAGGCGTGACACTCCACCACGAATAACCCGCCGTCGCTCGAGACCAGCCCCGCGTCATGGCGCAGGATCTTGACGACCTTGTAGGTCGTCGCGGCGGCGTCATCCAGGTTATGCTTGCAGCTCACCGTATCGTGCCCTTCTTTGATCGACGTGACGCCGTCCGTGGCGTCGTTCGGGATCAGCAGCGTCCGGACTTTTCTGGTATAGGGGCGCCCGCTGTTCTGAACAGGCTGGCCCTGATCTCCGCGCTCGACTATGGCCTTGAACGTCGTCGCCACCCCGCCTGACGGCGTATAGGTGACGGTCTCTCCACCGAGCTGCGCGACGAGATTGACGGATTCAGAGGCCATGGGCGGCTATTTCTCCACCTTCGCGGACGACGGCTTCTCTGTTTTCACCGGCGCCGGTTTCTCCGCCATCTGCTCGGCATAGCCATGCCGCAACGCCTGCATGACGCGATTCAGCGGCCAGCCATCGACGTTCGGGCTGATCGCCATGCCTGCGCGGCAGAGCTTCCGGCTGGCGTCGAGCCGATCCGTCTTCAAGACGACGGGCCCGGCGGCCTGCTGTTGTAAGAGATCCAGTTTCATGCTCATGCCCTCGTGATGGGTGGGAGGGCCTTCCTGCGAAGGCCCTCACCGGTTCATGCTGTCACTCGCGAGATCGCGCGCCTTAGCTCAGCGTGGCGCGGATCGCCTGCTGCCACATGCCATAACCCACGTTCGTGATCTTCTTCACGCCATAGACATGCGCGTTTTCCATGATCTCGTACTCGGACCCTTCCGCGATGGCCTGCATGGTGACGCCTTCCTCGGTCTGCTCGATGAAGGGCTTGGTGCGGCCGTCGGCGCGGAACACGCAGAACTTATCCGTGCCGGTCAAGCGCGGATTCGCAGCCACCGTGAGCGACATCCCCATCTTGAGGAGGGGGTTATCGCGTCCGCCGGAACCCGTATTGAGCAGGTTGGCGGTCACGGCCGACTGGGCCGCGCCCCACATATTCACGGGGACCATGATGAGGAACTGGCGGGCCAGTTCGTTGATCGGCTCGCCCTGATCGTCCTTCAGGCTGAAGAAGTGCTGAATGACGGCCAGGATCGCGTCCGCCATTTCATTCGGCGTCGGCGCGGTGGCACTGGCGACGTTGAGGACGGCATAGTCCCCTGACGCTAGGTCGTTCTTCTGCGTGCCGCTGTCGCCTTCGCTGTGATCCGTATCGAAGAAATACTGCCCATCGTAGGCGAGGCCGTTGGTGGACCCTCCGCCGTTGTTGATGAGCGTGGAAATGAGGCTCATCGGATGGGCCGCCACGCGATCCGCCAATTCCTGCACGCGGAGCAGTATCTGGCCGGTCTTGTCGCGCCGCATATCGTCCACCAAGATCTTGAGGGTCGCCTCGAAGGTCTTGTTGGTGATCGTCAGGCCGTTTTCGCGCAGGCCTTTCGCCATGCGCCCGGAGATCCATTCGCGGACCGCCGGAGAGGCCCCGAGCCATTTGTAGGTCTCGCTCTCCTGATCTGAATTGAAGCCCATGGCGAGCTGCGGCATCCAGGTGTTGCCGATCGCCTGCTGCAGTGTGTCGTAGAAGGTGCCAATGATGGCTCTACTGCCTAATCCTGATGCGCCCATAGTCGCGTCCTCCTTTTTCGTTCAGTCGTGAACGGTTCGCGCCGATGGCGCCGTTATGCTTCCCGAGCCCAGGTGCCCCGCATGGCCACAATCGACCAGCCGTTGGCATCGCCGTCGTTGATGCGGACGTAGTCTCCGCGCCGCGCCGTCGCCTTGGTGTTGATGATGTCCTTGTCGTCGGCGGCGGTGATGCCGGGGCCTTCGACCATGTCGGCCGCGTTCGGGCTGACACTGACCTTCGCCACGCCGAAGGCCGCGATATTCACGACCGAGACGCCGCTGATCCCGCCGACCGCCGGCAGGGTGATGACCACGTTGTCCGTATCGACGAAAATCGTGGTGCCGTTGTCGGTGGCATCGACGGTGTAGTTCGCGCTCTTGGTCTTGCGAGCGGTGTCGCCGTAGGGATCCTGGAAATCGGGCGCATCGAACTCGACGATGATGACGCCCGAGCTGACGAACCGGTGCACATAGCCGATGAAGACCCCGCCGGTCGGCAAAAAGACGAATGTGTCGTCGTCCGTCGCATAGACCGGCTGGCCCACGTCGGTGATGACCGCCCCGCTCACGGAGAGCTGGACCTTGCCCTCTTCGACGACCTTCACATTCTTCGCGGCGGCTGCGCCGGCGGAATTGTCGCACTTCGCGAGCGCAAACCCGACGAAGCGGTCGCTGGAGGTCAACGGCTGCGCGTGCCCGCTGGCGCTGACGACGCCGACGGCCGCCCCTTCATAAATGATGTCCGCTGCAATGCACGGAAACTCGTTCTGTTCTCCCAGCTCCAACGCTCTGGGCTTATCCACTGCCAATGTCGCCATGGTGTCGTCCTCCTGTATGCCCCTGGTTCAGTTCATGCCCTGGTCCGCTCGCCGGACCGGCGTTACTTCTTCAGAATCTTCGCCTGCCCGTTCGCCTCAGCCTTTTTGAACGCCACATAGACGCCCAGCGTGCCGAATTCGTCGCGGATGGCCGCATCCTTCTCCCACTCGGCCTTGCAGCGCTCCTCCAACGGCAAGGCGGACAAATCCACCTTCGCCGGTTCGGCGCTGCCCCCGCCTCCGGCACTGACCGGCGCGGATTCGGTGATCTGAGTGAGCTTGCGGGTCTTGAAATGCGTCTCGGCATCGGCGGCGCTGGTGCCCAGGCCGATGAGGCCGTCACGCACCTTCACTTCCGACGCCGGGGCCTGATCGCCCCAGACGGCCGCGAAGGACTTTTGAATGTCGGCCACGCGCTGGCGCTCGGCCTGCACTCCAGCCTGGTGGCCTTCGCTCCGGGCGGCTTCCAGTTGTACCGCGGGAATCTGATTCGGTGTCTCTGACATGGAACCCTCCTTGTGAGTGGCCAACATGGCCTGAAGCATGGGCTGCAAATCGTGCGCGGCCCAGCGGTTGAGAAATGCAGTGATCTTCGACGCGAGACTCTCGCCCTTGTCGAACAGCCCACCGGCGTTCGCCGCCGGTTCGTCGACGACATCGGACGCCAGCAACTGCTCGACGCGCGCCAGCCGGGGGAGCAACTTGCCCTGCTTGTCGGTCTTTCTGGTGCCGTCCTCGTTGAGCTGATAGTCGGCCTTGCCGTCGAACACGATGGAGGCCCCGAAGGCCTGCGGATCGCGCTCGGCCAGCCCCAGCACATAGCTATAGAGATCGCCCTGCGGCGCCTCTTTCGCGGCCTCGCTCAAGTGCAGATCCCCCAGCACGCGATTCCCGGCGAGGCGGAAGTTTTTCGTGCGCCCGAGGAAGGTGCCCATGGAGGTGTTCGAGGCGTTCGGATGATCGAAACGCGACTTGATGCCGAGCTTCGCTTGATTCCCCAGCTCGACGACCTGCTTCAACGTCGTGTCATCGACTTCCATGTCATGGCCGAGCGCCGGGCCTTTGGTGATGACGGAATAGCCGTAAATGATGCCCTGCGCCCGATCCACCGGAGGCTGCCCCTCGCGCAATTCGATCCCGCGTGACACGCTGCACCGGTGCCAGCGGTCGTTCCCCTCTAACCCGAGACCCAACGCGGCATCGAGGCCTTCGGCCACAGACGAGAGATCGAGGTTGACTTCGAGATTGGCCTGTGTCATGCGTTCGCTCCTACCGGCTGCTCCGCCGGCTGATCGGCTGGTTGATCGGCTGGTTGTCCTTGCGGCTGATCCTGCGGGTTGCCGGATGGCAGACCGGGCTTCTGTGCCGCCGGTTCCGGCAGGCCCAGCTCTTTTCTCCGCTGTTCTTCGCGCTGGCGCTGCACCATGACGTCTTCCCAATCGCGCCCTTGCGCCGCGCATTCGTCCGCCAAGGTCGAGAGGCCGCCTTCGATGGCCAGCGTCGAGGATTCCACTTCCCTGACGGGATCGACCCAGCCCCAGCCTTGCGCGATCCACGACACGCGCATCCAGTCATCGCGCTGATCGCCAAAGAGATCGACGGCGGGCAATTCCTGACGCAGCCAGGCCTCCTCGAGCAGCCATTCCCAGCAGGGCTGACACAACCGTGCCCCCAGCCAGGCTTGCGAGCCACGGAAGAAACGGCGGGCTTCGAGTAAGGCGGCCCGGGCGCTGCTGTAATTCGTGCGGGAGAAGTCTTTCAGGACCAATTCCAGCGGCAACCCGAGGGCGGCCCCGATGCTGCGCAGGACGGCCAGCACAAATGGCTCAAACGCGCCCGACGGGCGCTTCGGATCGCCGAATTCGATGGATTCGCCCGCGCCGAGGTACTGAATCATGCCCGGCTCCATGCCTTCGAGCCTGGTGCCGTTCGCATCGGTCTCTGAGCCCTGGAATGCGGCCCCCGATGGATCGGTTTTCGTGACAAACGCGGTGAAGCAGGCAGCCACGCGGGCCGCGACGATCTCCGCTTCCATGAAATCGCCCAGATCTTTGAATGCGGACATCACGGGCGCGAAAAACGGCTCGCCGCGTGTCTGTCCCGGTCGTTTGACGTGATAGAGATGCAGCACGTTCGGGCGGCCCGCCGCGTTAAACGCGGGATAGCGCACCCAGACTTGCTGCCCTGTGGCGACTCCGGCTTGCCCTAACAGCAGGTCGCCGGGGTGCTTTTTGCGGATGTGATAGGCCACAGGCTCACCACGCTCGCCCAGCTCGATGCCGTCGCGGATATTCGGATTGCCGCGCTGATCGGGCGGCGTGTCGCAGCGGTCGGCTTCGATGATTTCCAGCGCCAAGCGGTAGCGGCGGCCCGGTTCATTCTTGATCATGAGGGGGAGCACGAACACTTCCCCGTTTTCGAGGATTTGCCGTTGCACCAGACTCTGGATCTCATAGAAATCCATGCGGTTCTGGCTGTCGGCCCTTTTGCACCAGATCCTCCACGCCCGTTCGGCCTTGCGGGAGAAGACGTGGGCAACATCGGGCGAGATATTGAGCATCTCGGCGTCGGGGCTGCTCTGCGGACGCAGGCCAGTGCCGACGACATTCGTGACGACGGTGCCGGTGATGGCGCTGGCGTGGGCATCGTTGCGGTTCAGATCTCGGGAGCGCTGCCGTAGCGTCGGCAAATCACCCAGCAGATCGGCGTCGGCGGACCCGTTTAAGGCCTTCCAATCGCCCCGCAAGCGGTTTTTCTCCGCGCCGCGATATGCGCCCAGCATCTTACGTGCGGAACGCGCCTGCAAGCGGCGCAGGCCCCATTCCGGGGCCACGATGCTGATCATGCCGTCGAGCGCGGCCCCGAATTGCTCCCACTTCGTGAGGCTGATCCGTGGCACTTCGCGCAATCTCATGACGGACGCCCTCCGAATTTCGCGAAGGTGCGCAGCGAGGAGGCCGGAACGGACGACGCCTGGCGGGCCATGAGCTTTTTCTCGATGTCGAGGAGCTGAGTATAGTCGCGCTTGACGCGGCGGCCGTTGATCTCGAACTCCACCGCGCCACCCGAGAGCAGCGCATCATTGATGGCCGTCCGGACGTTGGTGAGCATCTCGTCGATCGTGGGTTCCGCCATCGCGTGCGCTCCAGAAAAACAAAAAGGCCAATCCACGGAGGACGAGTCCTCCACAGATTGGCCTTCGGGGTGTCCGAACGAGCCGACTACTTATTTAGGCGTGCAACACATGCCGAACCGGTTCCTGGGCTTTCGGCGCTTGGCGGCGGGTCATCGTGTCGATGCGCGTAACGCCCCCCTGCCAGCACTCAATGACGATTTGCCCGGTGAATCCCGTCGGCAGCATCTTGATCTCTTCTTCAGTCCAGCATGGCAATTTCATATGCTGCGTGGTGAGTACCACCCCGTTTTCTAAAAAACAACCGGGTTGTTGCAACGGTAGTTTAGTCGCGCACTTTTCGCTGGAGATACTCCACCATGAACCGTAACAACTCAGCACGCAGCACATAGCGCTCGCCGATGTTATCCCGAAAGAATCCCAGCTTCCCGCTTCCCAGGTAATAGTGCACGGTGCCACGATTAATCCGCAGCAGCGCCGCGATGGCCGCCGGGCTGAAACATGGGAACGTCGGCACCCGCACCACATCCGGCACGACGACGGGCGCGGCGGGAGCTGGTGTAGGCTGCGTGCCTGGCACTTCAGCAGGCAGCGCCGACTTCGACGGCCTCCCCATCCAGCCCCTGCGTCCGGCGTGCCAGGTCATTTAGTCCAGGTTTCCACCAGAGCAACCGACGATATGTTCCTGCTCATCAGGAAGCCATGAGCCAGCAATAATGACGCGCTTTTCTATTGCGTCTGATTTATACCCCCTGATCTTACAGGCAATATCAATCGCCAACGGGAGCCACTTTCTGAACGATTCAGCATCGTCTTCTAATTCAGCGAGGGAGATAGCAAGGCCATCAAGAAAATCCCTTTCTGTTTCCGCGTTTGTTGAAATCGCGCATTTATCACCGTTCCGGTGTAGTCGCACTACGCCTCGAACCATAGATCCCTCCCGTTTATTTTTCTCAACCCATGATAAGTTTTTCCATCTAGGCAATTCCACTTTTTCCATGATCACTTCCCACTTCTTGCCATTACCACGGCTCAGTGTCACCTTGACGGTATCGTGCAAAGCGCCGATCGCCTCTGCAATTTCAGCTGATGTGGCGCCCCCATCAAAACAGGCCAGAAAACCTATTATGCGGTCACCAACCGAGATCCTTTCATCCATAAACTCCCTAGACTCTATAAAATCTTCCAACTTCCTCTGCATCACTACCTCCCTTCTCCGTATTTGTCGCCCTGCTTATATTTTCTTGCTGAGTTCGCTTTCTTCAGAGCCGGAAATGCAGCCACCTGACACGCGGGACACCGTGAGGTGTGAAATCCACGGCACCCTTCGCAAATATCCTCTCCGCACCAGCCAACCAAGCCAAGCTCCGTCTTCTTGCAGACCACGCAATGCAGCGAGATTGCGGGTCCGGGAGACATGATCTCCCCACTCATGTCTCCCGCCCCCCGAACCTGGCTGAGATCTCGGAGGAGATCGCGGAGGCATGACCTTCAAGATACCGCCGAACGACACTCACCGGCACGAGATCGCCCGATCGCTCCGCGAGATTCAAGTGCTCTAATTCCATTTCATACCACTTGCGGCACACGATCGACTCCGCCAGATCCTCTGATGACAACATGCTTACCTCCTACTCATCCATCCGCCGCCGCGCTTCGGTGCGCTGGAGGGCTGTGGTTGTGGCGTGGAACGTGGCACCCAGGGCGCGGTCGCTACTGGAGCATCATCCGGCGCCGCGATCTCGACCTGGACCGGCCGCTGCATCTTCTCCGCGAGCTTCTCCCAATTCGGATTGAGCAATGAGACGGCCGCGAGGTTGTATGCTTTCAAGTCAAGCGCTTCGTTACGGGCCCGGATCTTTTTGTAGAAATACCCGGTCATGACGCCCCGGTCGTATTTGTTCCGCTTCTCTTCGCTGGCGAGCTGTTGAAAATGCTCCTCGTCGTACTCGGGCCGGTCGGGGAAGTGCATGTAGCCGGGGCCAGGCTCGGTGATTTTCATGCGCGCAAAGAGCGTATCCTTCGCCGCCACGGTGCCGACGTGATAGAGGTGCACACTGGCGCCACGCGGGCGCGTGGGCCTCGGCGGCACGAGCGGCGCACCCTGCTGATTGCTGCCCTTGAGCGCATAGCACCGGCCTCGATAGCGCCGCACGAACCAATAGGCCTCTTTGGTGTGGTGCCCGCCGGTATCGACGACGACACACTCCACCCGCATGGCGATGCCCGACACATGCAGCCACTTGCGCTGCAGCCAGTCGGTGAGATCTTTCCACACGGTGGGCTGGCCAGGTGAACCGGGAAATACCCGCTTTTCGATGCTCCACGACTCTTCATCGACGCCCCAGCCTTCGATCTCGGCCTCCAGCCGGTTGTCCTGCACGTCGACGGCCGCCGTGAGCACCAGCACACCCTCCGGGCAGGGTGCCTCATAGGTCTCGCGCCGCTGATAGAGCGCGTCTTGATCGGCCTTCTCGCCTTTTTCTTCCCACGTTTCGGCCAGGATGGTGTTGACGAAGGTCTTCAGCTCCCGCACGTCGCCGGCGGCGGCTTTTTCGTTCGCCATGATCCACGATTTGACCAGCGCGGACCACGAGAGCGCCCAACCATAAGGCTGATAGAGGGCGTTGATATGGAAGGAGCGGATGGGGTTGTCCGGGTCTTCATGGACCCAGCCGGCGCCGTTCGCTTCGTCGAACATCCAGGTCTTATGATGCTCAGGAATCAACTCCAGGCAGCTCGCGCAGCGATAGGCAGCGTCTTCCGGCCGCTTCTCCCCGTCGAAGGTATAGACGAGCTGCCCCCACTGGAGATGCTGGAAGTGGCGGCAGAAGGGACAGGGCACGTGATAGCGGCCACGGCTGCCTTTCTCATAATCCGGCTCGATGCGGCTGGTGTCGGCCTCCAGCGGCGTCGAGAGCTCAAAAATCTTGCGGCGGGCAAAGGTGGCGGTGCGCTTCTCGGCGAGATCGACGGGATGCCCCTCGCCGTTCACGTCGTTCGGGCAGCCATCGACCTCGTCGATCATGACGTTGCGGGCGCTGGTCGACCGCATCCCGACGGCGCTGTTGCAACCGATGAAGTTGATGAACCCGCCCATGAATTCTTTGGTGAAGGTGTGGTTCCCGCTGTCCCTCGATCGAGACTCTTTGACCAAGCCCTTGAGACACGACGTCAGCTCGATCATCGGTTTCACTTTTTCGTTCGACAGCTTCTTCGCCAGGTCCCGCGTCGGCTCAAACACCAGCATCGCCGCTGGCGCCCGGTGCATGACGAACCCCATCCAGTTCACGCCGATCTGGGTGCCGCCGATCTGGACGCACTTCATGAAGATCACATGGGTGCAGGGATGCGACGGCGAAAGGCACTGCATGATCTCGCGCAAAAACGGCGTGCGGCTCGTCCGCCACTGGCCCGACTCCGCGACGTATTGCGGGAGCTGCACGTGCTGATCGGCCCACTCATCGATGGTCTGCACCGGATCCGGCCGTAAGCCCGCGAGAAAGGCCGAGGTGTAACACCGCGGTGAAGCGAGGGCGGCCGTGGTCGTCACCCTGGAACCTCATCGCCGGGCGCTGGGCTCAGCATCGGGCACGGCCACGAGCCGACTGCGCGACAAACCTGACACATTTCGTCTTCTCCCCAATCTTGCCAGTCATCAGACTCGACACACCCATCGCCGCCGCAGTTCCAGCACTCGTGCCGCTCACCGTTGCAATCCTCACTGGTGCACGCGTCTGCACTCATCGATGCAGGCCCTTATGCCACCCACACCAGCACCCCACGCCCCGCGATCGGTCGGCGTGGCATTGGTTCCGGCTATCCAGATTCGGCTGCATCTCAGACCAGAATTGACCCAAAGCCTGGCTGCTCGGCATCGGCTCGGTATACGGACGAAGCCATGGCCAGGAGTCGATCACTTCCCCTCCTCCGGCATCGGCACTGGGCACCATTCGCCGTGATCTGGCGTGGTCCAATCATACGAGCCAAATTTCCACACCCCATGGAAGTACATCACCGCATAGGGCCGCGCTGTCTTATCGGGTCGCCACAAATACCATTGGAAATCTTCTGCGGTGGGATTGGCCGTGCTCCAGCGGAGGCGCTGAGGATTCCCCTCAATGGCCTGTGCAGCATCGAGCATTTCCCACTGTCGCAATGTCTCCATCGGCGTCGTGGCATAATCTCTCAGGCAGGTATTGCAATCGAGACATCCGTCATCCCCGTATGGCACGTGCTGCATGCGTGAATAGTGAAGTGTCCACATGCGCTGACGCAGTTCTCGTTCAAGTGGTTTCCGCTCGGCCTCCAACGCGGCGGCGAGACGTTTCTCCACGCACATGAAATGCGCCTCACTGGATGGAACGAAGAGGCCGTCAATCACCAGTACATTGATGAAATCTCTCGCCCGCGTCTCTGTCATGTTAAAGCATCCTCCTTGACGTTCAGCATTGGCAGCGTTCGTCATCGCGGGAACTCCCGGACGCGCAAATCTTCAGGCCACTCGGCCATGTCGCCGCCTTTCCGGTCTTTCGTATGAATCTGGCCGATATCGTCCATCACGGCTACGGCAGCATCAAAGGCACCCCATTCTTTGGCGGCGAGCGAGTCTTCGACGACGTACGGCCTGGTGCCGAGCTGCTTCACGAACACCGGCACGCCGCCCTCTTGGCACTGGTTCTTGATCGTGCGAATCCATGCGACGTCGCACGGCCGCGCTCCCGGTCCACTCTCCCCCCCGACGATTACCCAGTTCAGCTTCATCTCCTTGCGCCGATAATAGCGGTAGTCGTCAGGTTCGGTGTCCTTTTCGCTCAGTGGTTGCGCGACGCCGGAAATGCCGTTCATCTTGAGGTAGGGATCTGGAAGTGGAACTCGTTCCAGGTCTACCGGCCCCAGCAACGGCTCAGCCGACACAAACCGCACCGCCGCCGGCGTCTCCAGTAGGATCGGGATCCGCTCATCGGCCGTCGCCTGATCCTCGATCGATACGCCGATCCAGACGTGGCGATAGAAGCCATTACCCCACCCCAGCGACTCTCGCGGCTTCAGGTACTCCGCGATGAACTGACGCATCCGATCGGGCCGCTTCGTGAGAATCTGATAGGTGTGCTGAGGCGTCTGTCGAATGGTCGAAAACACCCAGTGGACGAAATCGAATGGCACGTCCTCATGAAACAGATCGCTCATCGAATTCACGAAGATCCGGCGCGGCGTCTTCCAGCGCAGCGGCTCATCCAGCGCGTCATGCACCAGCGTCACCTTGCCGGTCCAGCGCGGCCCCTGCGGGCCCAGCTCCGTCAGGCCTGCATACAGCTGGCTAGGCCCGCTGAACCGATGGGCAAACTTCATCGCGTAACAATTCGCGCAGCCGGCGGACACCAGCGAACAGCCGCGCACGGGGTTCCAGACGGCGTCGGTCCATTCGATCGAAGTCACTGCGCTCATTGAGACACTCCTAGTTTCCGCCAAACCGGTTGAGTTGAAATGTTTCGCCGACTTTCCCCCACCATCCACACCGCTTGAATCGCCCGCTTGGGCTGTCGAACGTGGTGATGACCTTGTATCCGGATAGGCAACGATCCGTTTCCTCGATTGCCACGACGGTCACCTGTTCAGTACAGGCAACCATCACGGCACAGAGCAGGAGCAGAACAGCGGCTTTCATAAATGAGCAGAGCGCATGCGACCGCAGTGCTTGTTCTTTCATCTCCGCCTCCATCGCGCATTTACGATCCACCAAGAGGCTCCCCTGGACCGATCCACTTCATTTCGCCAGTCGCCACATCCGCCACAGGCAGCAGCTGAACTCGAAAGGCTGGGCGTTTCGTCTCTTGCGGTTGATCGAGATAGGCATTCCACCAACAGCTCAGCGCATAGGATTCGATCTCGTTCTCCGCGATCACCGACAGATCCCCATTCGCATCAATCGTCGCTTTCATGCTGCCTCTGTGCCTCCCTCATCATTGATGGCCAACGCCTCCAGAGCCTGGCGGATTTCCTTTTCGAGCAGATCGTGCACCTTTCGCTGATCGCTTTCGGCTGCCAGAATTCCAGCCAGGCGCGCCGGCACGTTCAACATGGCGTCTCGCACCAACCGCCCCACACGGAACGCCTCTTCGGTGACTTTGCTCTTCTGCACGAGCGTCCCGACGCGCTCTTCATATTCCAACTCGACCAACTTGGCCCGAAACTCTTCTTTCTTGGCCTGACTCTTCGCAATGGCCGGGTCTTTCGACGCCTCATCGCCGTCGCCCGCGTCAGCGCCGTGCGGATCTTCACCCGGCGATACATAGATCGGCGCGGCAAACTTCGCCCGGTCGGCATGGCGCGCCGCCGCCCGCAAGCGATCCGCCTCAGCAAAGTCAAACACCTGCATATAGTCGATCCCCACGCGCTGCAATTGCTTCGCCGCCGCCGTCTTCGTGATACGCGCATGGTTCGCATAGGCCGTGAGATAGCCTGGCCGCTTTTTCTTCTCCTGGTTGTCACCCTCGATTTCCATTTTCTAAGTAGTCAACCTAATACCTAAGACAACCTTGATTTCACCCCTGTCACTAGCCCGAAACTGCGGCTTCGCTGACC